CTTTTATCACTTCCTAATGGACCAATATCTAAACCAGTTTGTCCACCCAATGCTACAGATAAATTTGGGAATTGATTTCTAATCCTATCTGCAATGTCTTGTCTTTCTAATCTTTCTTTATCCCATTTAATATATTCTGATCTACCTAGCATTGGATCTTTATCTCTACCCAGAATACTAAAATTAATCCCACCAGGTCTTCTCTCAATATGATTCCCATTACGAATAGGAAAACAACTGTATGCTAATTCATCCTCCAAGAACCTTTCTACCTTCTTTGGTAGTTCCCAATCATCTCTATAAACATTTACATCCTTTTCATAAACATCACTACCAGAACAGTTATATAATCTTTTAGCAGTATGACATATATCCAATCCCAGTTGCTCTACTGTCTTCTGCCTATCACTACCAGTGACAAGATAAACATCATGTTCACGGCAGAATATAAGAAAGGGAGCCCAGAATTCATGTTTTATTTCTTTCCTACTAGGTGTTAAAGTCCCATCAACATCAAAAATAAATTTTCTCATTCAAATAATTAAATTTCCCATATTATATTATATCACAATAATCCAATTTAATAATCAAATTCATCCAATATATCTAAAGCATTGTTTAATGCTTGTTGAGCTGCCCATCTTTCCTTACTATCCCAATCAGGATACCAACTCTTATTATCAATTCCCTTCTTTATATTAAGGAGTCTTGCTTCCATATCAGTTTTTTTAAGTCTTCCGTTCATATATGTCCTATACAAATTATCAGGCCAAGCACAACTTGGATTTTTTCTTGAGAGTAATGGAATGTTCATAAGAAAAATATCCAACCTTACATAATATATTTAACCAGAAACCACAATTTAAGTCCACTAAATGTGTCCTTTCTCTAATTTTTGCTTAAGTTCTATGTTTTCTTGTTTTAATTTTTCAATCTCATTCTTATAAGAGGCAATCAACCGTTCTTGTTGTTCAGTGATTTCTTCTAATTCATACCAAGATCTTATATGATCAAAACCCATTCTTATTGTGGTTCTTCAACCTTTTTCTTTTTACTACCAATATTATACTTGGTTTCAAGTATCCAGTCACCCTTGTCTTTGTATGCTAATACTTTAATCTGATTTAAAGGTGCAATATCCTGTATCTTAGTAGCATCTACAACACCAACTAATCCCCAGTCAGCAAGCAACTGAGCAATACGGTTCCGACGCTGAACGTCATTACCAGTAAGGTTAGCATGTTTCCCGTCAAGGGCGAATAATTCTTTGAAATGAACAAGGTAATACCTTCCTTGTTTATGCAGTATATGACATGATTGATATATCTTCTTCTCTTTTCTGGATGCTACACCAATTCTTGTTAAAGTCTCACGAACTTTTAAGAAATCATCAGGTTCGTTTAAAGTAACCTCCACCATCTGTTCAGGTGTCCACTTTACTTCAGGCTCTTGAACCACACTCATTGTCTTCCTCCAGTTTCAAATTTAGATTTTATAAAA